GGTAGAGACTGATCATGTAAGGATGGAAGCCGCGGGAGACCCAGCGCCCAATCTGGGGCTCGGTGTAGACCGCTGAACACTCAATGGTGTCCACCTGGAGTTCCTTCGCCCACAGCTCACAAGCGTCTTCGAGGGCGGTGTACACCTCGGAGCGGCGGAACTCAGGCACGATGAACATCTCGGCGGCGTTGATGAAGTACTTGGGCTCACCCATGTCCCGCTGGCAGTGGTCCGCCAGGAGGAAGCCCACGATCCGGCCCTCCACCTCGGCGACCAGGTAACGACAGGTGGGGTCAACCATCCCGCGGGTGAACTTCTGGAACCAGGCGCCCATAGCGTCGGGGTTGTCCAGGTTAGGCTGGGGGTAGGCCGCCCCGCCTGGGAACGTAGCCACCTCGGCCATGACGAGATCCCGCCACAAGCCGAAGCACCGGGCGACGTCGGAGGGGATGGCGTGGCGGACGATGACGTCCATTAGATCTCCCACATCTGGTTGACGCCAGACGCGTTAAGATCGCCGAATACAAAGGTGCCCATCATACGCGGTCCCAGCGCGGCACCAGACGTAGACGTTGCCCGTAGCTTAAAGCTGTTAGCCACGTTGCCGGTGTTGTGTGCGAAGTTGACCACCTGGGTTGCGTCCGCATTGTCCACAATGATAGTGTAAACACGTCCCACAGTGCCACCCGTGTAAGTCAGGATCGTAGCGTCCGAGGCCGAGGTGTTCGCATAGCTGTAGTTCTGGAAGCGCTTGTTGGCGTCCACAATGGCCAACGTATTCACGCCATCGGCGATGGGGGTCACAGCCGTCCGGTTCGTGGAAGTGGTGTCGATGGCTTCCAAGGCACCACTGCTGAAGCCACCCGTGGCCGTGAGCCCGCCGGCAAAGACCGTCGGCCGCGTCACCGTCTGAGTGCCGGCCCCAATCGTGTTACCGCACACGACCGCCGTGTCAGCAATCTTCGTGCGCTGGATGGCCGCAGCCACCGCGATGTTGACGTCGGTCAGGTCACCCTGGTCGTCGCCGCCGGAGGCGAGGGTATAGCCCAGCTCCGTGTAGAGCCGGTTGATGGCGTCGTTGAGCGCCGTGACCCCGAGGGTGGTCGCGGTGAAGTCTGACGGTTTGGTCAGTAGGGCCATTAGATCCTGCGCTGGGCCGTGATCGCCCGGAAAGAGATGTCGCTGTAGTAGAGCCGGGAAGTGCCCGACGTCTCCTCAAACGTGAAGCGGAAGGTCTTCCCGCGGAGGCGCGAGGAGGGCCGCTCGGTGATCAGCTCGAAGGCGTCCGGGCTGGAGAGCACGCTGGTGCCAATCGTGAACGTGCTGCCGATCAGGTCGCCGGTCGGCGTAACCGTCCGGGTGAAGACCTGCTGGGTAGCGAGGGCCTGGTTGTCGGCGTTCACAATGATTGAGGTGGAGATGCCCGCCGTTCGGTCAGTGCCGAAGCCAAAGGACAGGGCCGTGACCAGCTTGTCCACGTGGGCGTCGCCAAGGTCGAACAGGCCGGTGACCCCCGAGGAGCGGATGTCAGTCGTGGCCGTGGGGTTGCGGGGCTGCGGATCCGTGACGTAGTCCGAACGGAAGGCGTGGTAGATCGACCCGTCCACCGCGCTGCCGGCGTAGATCTCACCGCGGTCTTCCACCCCGTCGGCCACCGCGAAGCAGCTGTGCTTCATACCAATCATGGGCAGGTACCAGCGAACACCCAGGTCAGGGCCGGGCCCCAGCGAGCGCATGTCCGCCCACGCCTGGCGGTCATTGACCGCGTGCTCGGGCCGGAAGCTGGTCAGGTTGCTGGACAGGCCGCCGCGGTACCCCGCCGAGCCGCGCATCGCGTGCACGTCCGGGTAGGACACCTTGTAGTAGCCCTCGCCCTGGTCCCAGACCGCCGCCACCTGCTTGTGCTGGCGGGGCGTTAGGTCCCGGAACGTCGACTCAACGGCGACCGAGATCGGGCTGGGACGGCCGCCGGCGAAGAGGTAGAACCGCCCGTCAGAACCAAGGAACACGACGCCAGCAGGAGTGCGCACCACGGAGCGTGGAGCATTGCATCCAATAGGAAACTCATTCGAGGTAAAGTCCGTTCCTTCGGGATCAGTGCCGACGGGGGGTAGGCCGCTGTAGACCCGGACGCGCCGCTCAGTAAACACGAGTAGCTGGGCCTTCTGGGATTCGGTATCGGCGGGCTGGGCCGTCGTGGTCACAGCCGTGATGGGTTCCGCGTCGGAATCCCCGACCGCGAACGAACTGATAGAGCCGCTGACGTGGGCTAGCTGGCTGGGTAGTCCCGGGTCGCTGATCGCCCAGTGGTGGTCGAACACGTCGGTGTCGCTGCCCGTCGCGGTCTGCATGCGGTAACCGCCGTAGACCACCTGGCTGCCCCAGACACACATCGACTGAACTGCGGTCAGGCGCTTGTCGGATGCGCTGAGCGGGAAGTCGCTCGCCATCGCGTAGGGGCCAATTTCCAGCGGGACGGGAAAGGGGATCCCGTTGCTGTGGTACTTCAGGCCGAAGGGAGCGTCGACCTGGTTGGTGCCCATCATCCAGTATCCGATTTCGGGGTCGGACAGTTCGTCGTCTTCGTCCGCGCCGCCGCGCATGGGCACGAAGAAGAAGTCGGCGCCACTGGTCGTGATGATTGACACATCGTTGGACAGCTCCTGGGGGAGGAGCTGCAGCGACGTGCCTGTGATGTAGAACAACCGGTCGGAGTTCCCGCCTTCAAAGTTGACGGCTCCGACCCAGAACCGCTGGCTGTCGCGGAAGTACAGTCGCGCCAAGCCCGCCACGCGGTGAAACGGAAGATTGATCTTGCCCGCGTCCGTGGGGAGCTGCGTCGACCCGATGGGCACCAGGGGGTTCACCTTGGGCCGGAGGCCGAGGGTGCCACGCCGGTTGTTTGGGATCGAGGGGAACAGGGTCGTCTTGGCGGCATTGGTCGCCGGGCTGTACGCCACATCACTCAGGTGCACCTCACCCGGGACAAACTTCAGCACCGAGATGTCCCACGCGGTCGGGGGCAGGACGCTGCCGCCCAGGTACACCGGTCGGCCGTCCACGACCAGCTTGGACCCGGGCCGCTTTGCGAGCACGCCGGGGGAGCGGCCATAGAGATTCTCCGTGGCGTACCAGCTTCCGGCGTGGGTGAGCCGGGAGTCTTCGGTGCGGTCCACCCCTTCGATGAAGCGGACCTGCTGGATCTGTTCAGGAGTCGGCATTAGCTCTCGCGGTAGGATCCCCAGCGGAACACCGCGGGGTCCATCTGCACGGTCAGGCCGCCCACGCGGCCAATGTCTTCAGTTGCTGCAGCGTAGCCACGGAGGGTCTCGTCGGTCGTGCGCTCGATCAGGATCTGGAGCGACTCGCGCTCGTAGGACTCCACGTAGGTCGTGACGGCCTTCACGAGGGCAAGGCTGTCGGGGAAGTCGGGCACGTCGGCGTCCACCGTCATCTCGGCGGGGACCTTGTAGTACAGAATATCGCCCGTCCAAGCGGCGTCGGGGACAGGCCACACCCACACCTTGGAGTTAGCGACGTCGATAGCAAAATGGGTAGGCGCGCTGGTCGTCAGCGTGCTCTGGGAGGCGTCGTAGCGGATCTTCTGCCACAGGTCGGCGAAGCCCTGGACCTGCTGCATCGGGGTCGGCTCGTTGTCGATGTGGAAGGCGAGCAGCTTCCCGTAGTCCGCCGGGAGAGCCCCGGTGTAGACGGGGCTTCCGGACGAAATCGAGGCTTCCTTGCGCAGGAACTCCCAGTCACGACTCCGGCAAAGGTGGTCGTGGTAAAGGTTGAGGAACTCGTTTGCGCGCGTAGTTAGCGACGGGTTACCACCCCACTGAAGGGCGGCAGCCACGATTTCCCCACGCGTTAGAATTCCGGCCATGGAAACCTCGGGTTAGAAGTTAGTAGTCGTTGCCGGAATTGCCGGCGCCAAGAACGCCAAGATTGATCACGCGTTCCGCTTCCTTGTCACCGACGCGAGAACGGATCTCGTGCTGGTTTCGGGCGGAGAGCATGGCCTGAACCTGGGCCTTCTGGGAGTGGGTCAGATCTTTGCGGCCGATCATCCAGCGGCCATTGATGGTCACGCCGGGGTTACCGATCACGAACGGGCGGGTGCCCTTGAGACCAGGACCGTACTCGGGCTTGGGAGCGGGTGCAACAGGGGGCTTCACTTCAGCAGGCATGGGATCCTTAAAAGGCGAAAGGGCGGCCGAACTGGCTGTTGTCAACCAAGATTCAGCCGCCCTCCCTAGTTAGTTGTTTAAGCCGAGACTTTAGCCGCGGGGAGCTGCACGAGCGCGTTAGTAGCCGGCGCGCCGATCACCTTCACGTTGAACGAGGCCGACGCCGAGAGATCCAGCGCAGTAGCCGCGTGCACGTTGGCGATCGTGATGGTGACCGTGTCCGCCGCCGAGACTCGCGCGCGCACAAGGCCATCAGCCAAGACGCCCGTAGTCGGGGTTGCATCCACAATAACCACTTCCACAAAGTCACCGACCGCTGCGCCGGTAACCGTGACGTCCTGCGTCGCCTCGCCAGCCGCGGCGATGGACGCCACGTTGGCCACGAGGTTGGTCATCAGAACCTTGCCGCCAAATGCAGCGCGGAGATTCGCGATGTCCTGACGGAGGCCCTCTAGGAGGTCCGCCGCGTTTTCGTTTCGGGCTAGAACGTTATCAGCAACAGAGATTGCCATAGTCTAGTCCTTTCTTAGAACGCGCTCGCAGCTTCAATGCGAACGAGGTTGTTATCAGCGAGGATGAGTCCACCAAGCATGAACTTGGCGGCAACCTTCCGGCGCTGCTTGAGGGGGTCCTCGCTCGTACGCGCGTCATCAGTGATGCCGGCTTCCAGGTTGTCGAGATCCACGACCGCGTACGCGTCCCGGCCCATAACCCACGAGCAGTAGACGTTCACCGCGGAGGCGGGGGAGACGGGGGCCACAACGCCCGAGCTAGGAAGCGAGGTAACCGTAACGACGGCACCCGCGGCCTGGTTCGCAGCGATCCGGTAGAGCGTGCCGTTGTTCAGCGCGCCGTACAGGCTGTACACGTAGCTGGTGCTGGCGGGCATCGTGAAGTCGATGGTGTCCGCAGGCGCCGAGATCGTGTAGTCGATGATGCCCGAGATGCCGTCCTCGAACCGGCGGTGCTTGTGCCGACGCGTCACGACGAAGTCGTGGGCCGCGGCCGTGAGCGAACCGGAACCGTTGTACTCATCAAGGATGAGTCCGTCGAGGCCGACCGTGCTGGACGCAGCAACGCCGTCCGTCAGGGTGGGATCACCGCCC